GTCCAATAGCCCAAAGAGATCAAGGACCGCTCTCTAATAAAATTAGAGATCGGCACACCTGGTCTCCCCCCCTGGCATTACTGCCAGGCAGAGCCATTTACATGGCCCTGGCATGGTTCAAACCGTGGATTTTCACCACGGAGTGTTCCATCCCAGTCTGATGTCGACGGACCGGGGACGTCCTGCACGTCTCAAATGGTCTCTATTGGCATCAGAGCCCCAGAGATGCGACAGTCGATCTGCAAAACGCGGATCGTCGTACGCATCCTCGAGCCCCTTGCTCATTAGATGGCATTTGAGCAGGGCTCCCATCCCCTCGAGTTCATCTCGAGGGAGTAGGGAAAACACTTGCCAGCCCTTAACTTCGGGCCGGTGGAGTGTCTGCGAATAGCGTCGATCCTGGAACTTTCGAGCTCCAGGAAGTACGCTCTCGCGCCCTAATAACGGAGACGACGAGTCGACTACCGGGAAATACTTTAGTATCGCCCGGATCTTCTCATCGAGCCACTGGCACGTGGTCCAGTAACCTGCGTGGTATAGCAAGTTACGAAAGGCCACGGTGGCAATAACTCCGTCGACGTGCTTCCTGTTAGTTGGGAGTACCTGACGGATGCGGACAATACTTACATCCGATCCATCATAGTACTCCTTCCCACAAGACTCCCGGAACGAACCGTTCCAGAAGGACTTGCGTCGATTCACCTTAGCTCCGAAGAGTTCAAGTGAGTCGATAACGGAAGGCACAAATTCTACAGGGACGATAATATCGTCTCCGTAGACACGCACTCGACGCCTCATCGAATGTATCAATGATGCATCGATCTGGGTGTTGAGCGCTCGTTCAATCCCGAGGAAGATAATGGTCAGGAAGACCATCTCCTCCATAGGAAAGGTGAGAGCTGAACCCATAGACGCGAACTTGGCAAGGTGTTATACACCGTGTCCAAGTACATCAGCCTTCCTGCTCCGGCAGGCTTGAACGGCTCGACGCATTGAGCCGGACTTAGCCATAAGGAGCAGTACGAGCTGATTCGAGACTCTATCGGAGGCTTCACTAAGGTCTAGTGTAGCCAATTCCCTTTTCAGGGAACCTCTGAGGGCCATTCGCTGATTAGGCGTCTGGTCATCAGATCCAAGAAAGGACCCAAGATGAAAATCTCGGATACCTTCGAGAATGACGGGGAGCAGCGACTGCTGTGCGTACTGCATAGCAGTGGGCTCCACCCCGATAATTCTCGGAGTCTTGAGCGTTTTTGGAACGGAGATTACCCTAACGGGTATCTCCGAACCGGGTTCGAGGATGTCAATGCCGGCCAGTTCCTCGACTTTGTCGGGAGCTGGAAGGAGATGGAGTTCCATCGGGAACTCTTTCTCCAAACGGCGAGGCCAGGTCTTCTGCCGATATTTCGCGTTTCCGCGAAGTTTATCAGCAGTAGCGCCTGGTCCATGCTTTGGAATAGGCGGGTTGCTCTCAATCTCACGATCGAGGGCCTCCCACATTTTTCCAAAAAGCGTCTCTGCAACTCGAGCGAAATCATCCAGATCTCTCTGGAGTATCTCACTCATGCAGAGTTTGACATCCTTCTCACTCTCGACGTAGCCTGAAAACGCCCGAGCCGTCCTTGCATCGCTGCAAGGTAGCTCAATCTTTGAGTACATCAACGTGAGTTGACGTATCTCTTGGATTGCGTCGGCGTTGGGCTCGTCGAGCAACACACCAGAATCCCCGTGAAACACAAGCCGAAGGAAACCTCCTAAGAATAGGGGGAGACCTCCGCGCCTCCGGAAACCGGAGAACGCGTCGTCGGCAACATGACCAAGGTCAAGACATCTTTCGAAGTCTTTTCCAAAGTCAGCTAGGGTGATCGTCAAAAACGAAAACCCCTCGTGTTTTACACGGGTCTCGACTGTTTTCCAGTCGAGGGTGGTGCTTGTGCGACATCTGATAGCCGAATCACTGGCTATCATTTTCCACAAAAGGACATCATCCCTTTGCGGATGGTGGAGCCGTTGTTGGCTTTTCATAGGCCGTCCTTCTAATCGAGGGGCGTTACCTAATCCAATGCCAACAGCGTTTACCTCAGTGGTTTAGAGACACGTATAATATACGTGCCATCGGTGTTAAGAATTTCACGAATTCGCGAATTGTATTCGGAATCCGGAAGTTCCGTCACACTGTTTAAACCACTGTGACATTCAAGGACAGCATCCTTGACATTAAGAGGGCACTTAGTTATTGTCCCCTTTACGGGGAAAATAACCTTGGTACCCCCAGTCTCCTTGCCGGATTCTACAGAATGTAGAATGCCGATAAGAAGAATAATGCCAAGGATGGACAGCAGCCAGTACACAAACGGTCTTCCTCCCGTTGAGGAGGAGGATTTCGCATGGTGCTGGCGGACTCGTTGATTTCCTGTCATAGAAGCGCAAAGACGGAGAGTCTTAAGACTCGCCGGCGATGAGCTTCACGATCAGGGCGTCAGACGAGCCGGTCATGAGGGCCTTAAGGCCATCGTAGACCTGCTTGATCTCGGTACCCGAGTAGCCCGCCGGAGGTACGTCAAACACGATGTAGTTACTCATCGACAGCTTGACGTTCTGCGACGGGACAAACGGGTCCGGGCTGACCTTAGAGTGGTCGATCCGGAGAACGCGGCGGTTCCTACGCCCGTAGGCGTGGGAGGCCGTTAGCTTCACCAGTCCGTCCGCCGACGTGTACTCACCCTTGTTGTTCCCGACGTTTGTTCGGGGCAACGGGATCGTGACAGCGTTGATCGTGACTGACTGGGGATCGGTAAATGCCATTAGCAATGCTCCTTTTGCAACACACGGAGTGCTGCTTTGGTGGTTGTGCAGTGGACCTACACTAGCTGCGTCGGGAAATTCCTAGCGCAGCCAGGATCGAGGCCTGGAAGGTCGACAGACCCTCCCAGGATACCCCGAAACCATAGGGGTTAGCCTGGCGCCTCTTCTTGGTTTCAGTAACCAAGGAAAAGGGTCCAGCAGCCACTTTGTTACCGTGAATTCGGTATCCAGAGTAAGGCTGGTAATAGGTACGAGTTCTGATGGAATGTTCCATCACGTACCCATAACGCATAACCAGGCCGGAACTGGCAAAACTCGAAATGTTGGCAATTACATCGCCAGCATTCGAGAACCAGTCAGCGGCCCAGCTCCACGGCGTCAGTTCCCAGAGTGTATCTGGGGTTGGTTTCAGGCCGAGACGATCGGCTAAGAGCGCCAACCTACTTAGCTTATTCCGGGAGTCGTATCCGGAAGGCAGATGGTAGGTAAACGCTCCTGAAAACCAACGTCGGATCTCAGTTGTCTCTGAGACAAAAACTGACGACGGGGTACCAAATAGATCGAAAAACTGAGCCGGACACGCTATTGCTGGCGCGGCCGGATTAGAATTCTCGATCCATGAATTGGTACTGTGTTCTACTGGGAACTCGTAGCGTCGCCGGACAACCCTACCAGCATCTCGTTCATACTGTTTCGCAACAGTATCGAACTTTTTGATGGTATTAGCGAAATCTGAAATATCGCTAATAAGGGGTTTCCAACCAAAAACAACGTTCAAGTAATCCGAACCGGCATTACTTGCGACGGAGTTTCTGGCTTCCCAACTCTTGGATCCTATAACGTGGGGTAGACCCTCACGGAATAGTTCACCAAGAGCGGTAGCGGCGTCTGCGGGTGGATTTGTGGGATTACATCGGGCTATTGCCGTAGTCCCAGCCTCGTTAAGATCATCGTCAGATGTCGAAACGGGGTCTGGAAAATACGGAAATATACGTCCATTACCGTCTGCAGGTTGGAGCTGAATCCTAGGAATGAGTATCCCGTCTTCAAAGAAGAAGCGGGACTCAATCGAAGGACTCGGACTTCCAAACTGCTCATCCCTGACGTTCCACGTGCCTTGCGGCACGCAGTACGACTTGGTTGAGGTAAATGGGCCTCCGATGTCACCGGAACCAGCCTTTTTAAGAAGGCTGATAGGGTGTCCCTCAGATACAGTTGTCTGTATCCCACCGAGATATGGCGCAACCTCAGAGTTAGGCTGTTCGGCGATAACCTTGCCGAACGGGTAACCCGGAGGTTTCTGGTACCAGATATTGTTTCCCGAGTATTTGCGTTTCGCAATACTCGGTAGCAATCTGGTCCTAGATGTCATATTCGATGCCAGTACGAACGCTCCTATAGTGGATTTTACCCTCCCCATCGGGGAGGGCAGGTGTCGTGCACTGCACAGGCTGCCCCTACGGGGC